GAACCCGTGGATTCACGTCGCGCGAAGCCGAGCCCGATGCTGCCGGCATGGGTCCGCCAATCAAGCCGGCGACGATGACCGGCTACGCCTCGGAGGAATGGGACCGGGTGATCGCCGGGTATGAGCACTCACGAATGAAGGACCGCTGGCATGGGCTGCTTGAGATCCATTGCTACTATTACGACGAATGGCGATGGCTGGCCGAGCGGTGCGCCCGCGACGAGATGACGACGGAGTGCGGCCAAAATGGCAAGGAGGAGACGAGCCCGCTCATCAAGCGCCGCGACTTTTGCGCGAAGATGTACGTCGAGACCGGCAAGACGCTGGGCATCACGCCGACGGGCGAGTTGCGGCTGCCGAAACTGGCACCCAAGCAGCCGACGATGAAGATCGCCAGAGATAGGAGTCGAGCGTGACTCTTCCGGAAATTCTGGCGTACACGGCGGCAATGGGCTTTGCGGTGTTGGCGATACTTTGGTTGATTGGAAAGTTCGGTGCGGCAAGATGACCGAAGTCGAGAAAGACGACCTGCGCCGCCGATTGGCCGCTCCCACGAAAGAATGGACGCGAAACCGCTCGGATGAACTGGCCGTGGCGAATGGGTGCTTGTTCGACCCGGAACGAGGGAAACACGTCGTCAACTTCATCGAGACTTATTTGCGTCTTTACGAGGGCGAACAAGCCGGCGAGCCGATGCGGGTGCTCGACTGGCAATACGAAGCGACGATGCGCATCTTCTCGTGGATTCGATGGTCCGATCATTGGAATCGCTGGATTCGGCGGTTCAGGCGCGCCAGTATTTGGGTCGCGAAGAAGAACAAAAAAAGTCCGACGTTGGCCGCTTGGGCGCTCTATCTGACGGTGGCGGACGGAGAATCTGGAGCCAAGGTCTTCATCGGCGCTAAGGACGGTGCGCAAGCGCGAGAGAACGTCGGGAAGCATGTATTGGAAATGCTTCTGGCGAGTCCTGCTTTGATGGCCGAATGCGAAGGACCGAACGGTGAACGCGTCATTAACAAGAACCTGATGCAGATTACGCACGCCCCGAGCCGCTCTTTGCTCAAGCCGATTTCCTCGAGCGACGCGCAAAGTCAGAAGGCAAAAGAGGGATTGAATGCCTCGATTATGATCGACGAAACGCACGTCTGCGATCAGCGATTTATCGACATTGTTCGTCACGCTGGCGCTAGTAGATCAGAACCGCTCCATATTGAAGTCTCAACGGCTGGAAATGATCCTCAAAGCTACGGAAAATCGCAGTATGATCGCGGCAAGCTTATCGAACTCGGAACGATCGACGACCAAGGAACGTTCTTTCTCTGTCACGAGGCACCGCAAGACCTATCGGACGAAGAATTGGCGAAAGATCCGGTAAGGTACGGAAAGATGGCCAACCCGGCGTGGGGACATACGATCAACAAAGAGGAATTCTTGGATGCTTACGAGACCGCCAAGCACTCGATAACTGATCTCGCCAATTTCAAGATGTATCGTCTCAACATCTGGCAGCATGCCGCGAGCCCGGCCATTAGGGCGGCCGATTGGGCAAAATGCTACTGCGCCGACCTGCTGGAAAGAGTCCAGTCGCTCCCGTGCTGGGCCGGTCTAGACATTGCGATGAAACGAGATTTTTCCGCGCTGGTTTTGGTTTTCCGAGAAGATGATGATTATTACCTGTTGCCATATTTTTGGTTGCCAGAGGCTACGGCAAGGGAACGAAATCATCTCGTCAAATTTCTTGATTGGGGAGCGCAGGGCTCCATCGAATTGACGCCGGCTGAGACCTGTGATGACGTCGCGATTCGGCGAAAGTTCATTTCTCTATCCAAGGAGTTTGATATTCGGGAGTTGGTATTTGATCCATGGCACGCGGAGCGCCCGACGCAGGCAATGGTGGACGGAATATCAGACGTTAACGGCGTGATCGTTGAGGAAGGGACTGGCATTCCAAGAATTGAATTCAAACAGACAAAGCAGAATTACGTCGGAGTATGCGACGAATTCGAGAAGGCAATCATCGAGGGACGGATGCACCATCCAGGGCATCCCGTCTTGAGCTGGCAGGCTGGCCATATTACCTGGAAGCAGGACGACAACCGAAACAAGTTTCCTGCAAAGCCCAAGTTCGACGACATCAAGACTATCGACGGTATCGTAGCAGCCATCATGGGTTTCGCGAGGGCCATGCGCCAGGAGAATGATTCGGTGTACAATCGACGAGGGCTGATTACGATCTAATGAGCGCGACCATCCGTAGCTTGCTTGCGCTCGCGGCCTTCTGCTTGATCGTCTACGGACTTTGGCTCTTGCACCCGGCGGCGGCGCTTATTGGAACTGGCATGAGCATCATCGGGTGGCTCATCGTGGCGCATATAAAGGCTGACTGACCAGCGGAGTAAATCGGTGCCGTTTGACATCTTAAGCCCGGTTCTCGGTAAGCCTGGCGCCAGGCGAGAGCAACGCGCCGGCGGGAACTTCGGCAGCGAATACTACGGCATCTTCGGGCTGCTCGGCGTCCAGCAGACGGCGGCCGGCGTCATCATCACGCCAGAGTCGTCGCTGCGGATTGCGACGGTGATGAGCTGCGTTCGGATCTTGGCCGAGACGATGGCCCAACTTCCGCTCCACTACAAGGAACGAATGCCGGGCGGAACGACACGCATCGCTGATGAACAACCGCTCTCGCAGGTCGTGACCGTCCAGCCGAACGACTGGCAAACGAAGTTCGAGTGGATCGAGATGAGTCAGGCGCATTTGAACCTGCGCGGCAACGCCTACTCGCGGAAGGTGCCTGGCTCACATGGCGCCGTGAGTGCTCTGATCCCCTTGCATCCAGACCGGATGCAACTCCATCGTCTGACGAACGGGCGACTTGGCTACACATTCACTCCGGCCGCCGGGCAACCAGAACATTACACGCAAGACGAAATCTTACACCTGCGGAACATCTCTCTCGATGGCGTGCTTGGCATTTCGAGCATCCAAGCCGGCCGCGACACGCTCGGGCTCGCGCAGGCCGAAGAGACTTACGCCAGCAGCTTCTTCAAGAACAGCGGCGCGCCCGGTGTAGTCCTTCGGCACCCTGGCAAGTTGCTTGGCAATCGCGCACAAGTGCTGCGCGACGACTGGGAACGAATGCACGCCAGCGCCCAGAAGGCCCACCGCACCGCAGTCTTGGAAGAAGGGATGGATGCCAAGACGCTCGGAATGAGCATGGACGAGGCCCAGTTCATCGAGGGCCGGAAGTTCAGCGCTGAGGAAATCTGCCGCATCTTTCGCGTTCCGCCGCACATGGTCGGCATCCTCGACAAGATGACGCACTGTCTGCCGGCAACCGAGCCGGTTTTCACGGAGCACGGCCCCAAGTCGATCGCGGAGGTGCAAGCCGGCGAGCACGTTTGGTCGCTGAACGACGATCGACAATGGGTGTTATCGACTGTCGTTGCCGCATCGTGCAGCGGTGAGGATGAAATCATCGAAATCAAAACGCGGACTCGGACGCTTCGATGTAATGGCACTCATCGTGTCCTAGTTCGTCGCAAAGTGATGCAGCTATACCTTGGCGGACAAGGCCGATATAGCATCGTCGATGGGGTGAAGGTGCGCCCGGATTATGTCACGGATTATGTTCCGGCGGCGGACATCCATACTGGCGACGCACTGATTTCGCCAAACGGCTTGCCGGACTCAGGAAATGAGCAGGCTCCGACTGGAATGTCGATTGAGCCCGTCCTGTCCGTGACGCAGACTGGCACTCGCGAGAGGGTCTACGACTTGACTGTCGCTGATACGCATTCTTTTGTCGCAAATGGAGTAGTGGTACACAATAGCAACATCGAGCAACAATCTCTCGAGTTTGTGCTTTACACGCTGCTCTCCTGGCTGCGCCGCTGGGAAGCGGCGATGTCGCGCGACTTGATCGAAGACCCATCGCGATTCTTCTTTCAATTCGACATCAGCGAGTTGTTGCTGGGCGACCGCAAAACGCGCTACGAAGCCTACGCCATTGGTCGGCAATGGGGCTGGCTCTCGGCCGACGACGTGCGGCATCGCGAAGGCGACAATCCGATCGGTGCGGCCAAGGGCGGCGACATTTACCTGTCCCCGATGAATATGGTCCCGGCGGCATTCGTCGAGAAGACTGCCGAGGCGACGCTCAAGAAACTCTTGGAGCCGCCGCCTGCGCCGGTCGCCAAGAGCGAGGGCCAGAAAGACGCCGAGAGCGAAGCCGACAAGGCCAAGAGGGAAGCGGAGGCGAACGCCCGCATGATCGAGCGGCTAACCGTGGAAGCCGCGCTCTTGGG